TCAAGGGCGACGTTGTCCAGCCTCCAGGCGCTGCAGGATCTCCATCACCACACGCACATCCCCGCGCACCGTCGTCAACGTTTCCTGTATTTCCTTAGAATTATCAGCTGCGCTTTTGATCGCCTGAGAATTTGAGGCAATCTGATAGCTCATGCTTTCCTGGTTACTGGAAAGCTTGCGAATATCAGCCTCTATGGTTTGAAATCGTTGATCGCTTTTGCCCTTCTCCTCGCGGACCTCGGCCAAACGCTCCTTATGATACGCCTCGTGCGAAAGCTTCCACTTTGTCAGATCCTCAATATCGCGAGATCTATTGACCCAGATTGTTACGCCGCCGAGGATAAGGACGGCAATCTGCCCCAGCTGCAGCAGCGTATTGAAGTTCCACTCAAACTTTCCTTTGCTTGGTAACCGCATCGCACCTTCCCTCACCGTAGCCCCCTTGCCCAGATGTCATAGAATTCTGCACATCGATCCGTTCGCGCATTCTGCCTGTCCAGCGCCGCTCGCTCCCGTTTAAGAATGGAGCGGACTTCCACCCCCTCGATCAATGGCGCATGCGGCTCTTTCTCGCGACAGTCATCGGGATAATCGGCGGGGACAATGCCCGCCTGCGCCCCCCTGCCTTGCTGTTCAGCAGCCTCTTGCAACCGCCGATCACTGGCGCAGGAACTGCAAATCGTCGCGATCAAGCAGACAGGCACGGCCCGCAGCTGCCAGCTTCTTTTCATAATCTGCTATCTCCTGTTCAGATTTTTCGATCTGCGCGGCTTCGGCTGCGCGAGCGTTCCGCAACTGCACCTGGTAGGCTTCAACCACAAGCGCGTTGGCCCTACCCTGACGCCGCAACTCGTCGATTTCCGCCCGCAGCGCCGCCGCCTGAAATTCTGGAACAAGGCCTTTCTTCGCCTGCCCATCGAACAGGAACAGGACCGGTATAAGTTGAGCGATCCAGAAATAGTTCCGCCTCGCCAAGCGACAGGCGAGATCGATAAGTCCCGGTAGGACCAGGAGCGCGCGAGCTATCCCCACCGACATGCAGAATCGCGTTAACCTCGACTGCCGGCCGATCAGGATCGATGACCTGTTTTTTCATGAAATGCAGGCGAACCGACTCGCCATAGCTACGGGCCATCGTCTGATCGACCATAGCTTCCAGTTCTCGCCAGTTCGCCATGTCGCTTACACCGAAAGACGCACGGCGCCGAAATCGGATGGGTTCACCGCCGTCCCGGTGGCGTGACCGATGAAGGTATTGCCGGATGCTACGGTCGACAGGTTTTTGTCGGCGGCAACATAATAAACCTTGGCACCCACGGCCCACGCCTGCGCAGAAACCTTGGGCAAGGCAAAGACGCCCTTGGTTGCGATTTCAACGTCCTCGCCAGCTTTTGCGGAGAACTGGGCAACGCCAAACAGATCGCCGACAACAACCAGGTCACCAGAATTTACGTCAGCCGGAGCCGGAACGGTGACGCTATCACCGGGCTGAATATAGTTTTTCATGGGAGTTTTTCCTTATGAGGGATCAAAACAGATAGGACGGCGGGTCAAGCTGGCCCGCCAGCGCTCGATCAGGCTCCAGCGTTTTTGTAGCCGAAGCGATAGTCTGTCGCGCCACAGCCGAAGTCGTGCTCGACCGACATGCTGAAACCCTGACGCCCGAACGGCTCATCCATGCGCACGCGCGGTGCCTCATAACCTTCCAGATAGCCCCAACGGTAGTTCGAGCCTGCAGCCGGGTCAGAGAACAGATGCCAGGCATTACCCTTGATCTGGGTGCTTTCGATCAGCTCAAGCCTGCCGGAGAAAATGTTGACATTCGCCACTGTCGCAGGCGTGATCGAGGTCAGAAGCTTTTCGGCTTCGGTAAGCTTATCCGGCCCGACAAGCATGATGCGTGGCGAATTGGAGAGCAACGGATTTCCATCCTTGCTTTCCTGCTTGCCCATAGCCGTGCGGCCAAGTCCGACACTATCGACAGTGATGGCAGAAGCCGTAGCGGCGAGGTTCTTATGGTCTGCGTGGAAGACAGACTTTCCGTCCGCGAGGTTCCCGTTGAAGGCACCCGCATAGAAAGTGACTTCCTCGAACAGCGCCACCGACGCACCATAGCTGGTCAGAAGCTCAGAGATCGCACCCAGATCGTCGTTGATCAGCATTTGGCGGCTGATGTTGAGCGCGATGGCATAGCTAAATGCCTGCACCTGTTCCTTGCCTTCACCGAACGAGCCGTATTTGATCTCGCCGTTTTCCAGCACCTTTTTCAGAAGCGGGAAATCACCGACCTTGACGGTGGTATCGGGACGGAAATCACGGAAGTTTCGCTTGCGTGCGAAACGTTTGAACGTCGGCTGGGCAAGCGCATAGCGCTGTTCGAGAGTCCGGTTGACAGCACCTTCGAAGATCGCCGGGAAATCAGAGGTCGAATGCGAAGCGCGCGTAAACACATCGTCGATGTCACGGGCATTCATCATGCGACGACCGCGATAGTTGACGCTCTCGGCAGCCAGATCGACAAGGCCCATGCCCATATATTGGCGAGCAGCTGCAGAAGGGCCAGCCTGCGGCGTCGGTGCACCGAGGCCGTATGCCAGCGCCTCAATCTGGGCAGATCGACGAGTGACCGCCTCATCATGAACCACATCGACACGCACACGGCTGTCGGTCGGGCTTTGGCGCTCATTCGAAACCATGTGATCGAGAAGCAAGCTGCGGAACTGCTCGACCGGTGTGCCGGCACGAACATGCTCGCGACCGAGATCCGGGAAACCGGAACGGGTAGCCAGATCTTCAATAATGCTGGACCGCTCACGCTCGGCGCGCACGCCCTCATCGACAGCGGCTCGCACCGACGGATCAACTGGCGGCGCGTTGCGCTGCTCGTTTTCCATCCGGGTTATATCCGCACGGACCTGGTCGGCCTCAGCCAGAATACCCGCGTGTTCCTGCTCGATTGCCCGAACCGCATCTTCATCCAGATCATCGGTAATTCGGGCGCGGGTAGCTTCCGCACGGTCGGTGATTTCTTTAAGCTTCGAACGCAGACCAAGCAAGGCAACGTTGGCACCGATCAGGTGCATTCCGTCTGGCTGTACGAAAGCACGGTAATCGAGGGATGCTGCATGCGATGGATCTGCGGCGAACAACGCCATAGCCAGACCGACGCAGATAAATGCGGCGACGGTCGCGAAAATGTAAGCACCCTTTTTCATGGTGTGCGCTTCCTTCTATGTACCGGGAAAAACAAGCGCCGTCGCCCTGCAACCCCGGAGAATTGCAGGCGGCAAACTGAAAATCTGTGACAGCTGAATTAAGCGAAGCGGCGAATAGCTTCCGCCATTCTCATCCGCGCCGATGCCGCAAACGTCGAGACGGGCTTGCGGTCGATCAAAAGCGGGAACGTATCCGTGTGATTGCGAACCTGCGCGCCTGGATCTGCCGGAACCGTCACGAACGAAATTTCGTTCGGCGTCCAGCGTTCGACGAACACCTTTTCGACCTCGCCCTTTTTCTGGGCTTCCTCAATCCGGATCTTGTCGATGGAATAGCCGACAGACACATTCTTGATAATGTCATCGGAGACCAGACCGAACATGCGGTCGGCGCGTTCGTCGATCCCGGCTTTTGGAAAACGGATCGTGGCTTTACCCTCACCACCTTCAATCCATGCACGCTCCACAACGGCAACCTGCGAATATGTTGACCAAGTCGAATGGCTATCGAGGACTGGAGCGCCTGCATTCATGCGTGACAGATCAATCGCTTTGTCGCTCACAACAAGGATTTCATCGAACTGAACTATGGTGTCCCATCCCGCATATCGCTTACGGCGAACCTTTGCACCTGTTGTCCAGACAAGATTCAGAGTACGTGTCTCGGCATCGACACCGGAGGGCAACAGCCGCACCTCCTGCATCTGCATGGGCAGACTGTCCGGCATCTTGCGCAGGTTAAGTTTCGTCATCGTTTTCATCCTTCTCAGGAGGATCGTCAGTATCGACGGGCTGCTGGACCTGTCCGGCCTGCGATATGCGGCGCGGATCGCTGTCGAGGATAATGCCGCGCTTATCGAGCTTGGCATTGTCCGACGCTATTTCACCCAGCACGTCATCAATGTTTTCACCCGTCTCGGCGATTGCCGATGAGAGCGATCGGAACCCGGCGCGAACTTCCTTGATCCTGGCATTCACATCTTTCAGCGGGTCCGCCGAATAGAAACGCGGCGGCGACCATTCGACCGCCACTGTCGGCGTGCTGATTTTTCCTGCAAGATATGCTGCCTCGCAAAACCAATCCCACATCGGCTGCAACAGCATCGGTATGATAATCTGCCATTGCAGCATGGAGATCATGCGCCGGAATCCCTCCAGGCCGATCTTGCTCGACGAGTAATTAACCTTGTCGAGCCGACCCGTCATCAGTGCATAGGGAACACGCCAACCAGCCGAGATCGTATGCAGCATCGAAACTTTATAAGGATCGTAGCTGTCGGTTACGGCAGGCTGAGAGAATTTCATATCTCGACCGCCGACCGCATTATAGAACATACCGGGTGCGAACTTCTCAACACGCTGCCCGTGCACATTGTAAATGCCCGGCTTGGTCGCATCGCCATCATTGCCCGTCAGCGGCATTCCAAGCGTGTCGTCGATATCGCCGCCCGTCATCACACCTACAATGCATGATTCAAGACGCTTTCTGACAAGTTCGGACTGCTCGTACTCGGCAAGGTCAAAAGTATCGTCCATTGCTGGCGTTCCCCATGGAACGCCCCTGACCTGCGTACGCTGTTTCTCGAAGACATGCGCAATATCAGCTGCCGGAACTGGTTTCGAAACGACGGTCGATTGCGGATCGAAAAAGCTGTTTCCGGGGTGAGATCCAAACATCCAGTAGGCGCGCTTGCGGCCTATCGCATCGAACTCGATCCCCTGAATTGCCTTACCTCCGCCCGACAGCACCCCTTCCTTGGTACTGTCGAGCAGATCCGCTTCAACGACCTGCAACTGTAGTGGAACCGGCAAGCCGTCTTCTAGACGACGACGACGGCGGCGTACAATACCGTCACCACTTTCAAACATCTCTCGAACCGTCAGGGCAACTATGCCGTTGAAGTCGAGATCGCCATCAGCATCGCAAACCTTGCTCCATTCCTGGAACAGTTTGATGGCTTCCTTGTTTTTCGAGCGCGGAATAATGCCGTCGCCGATGGCATGGCTGACCAGCTCGGAAACAGCTTTCGCCGCATAGGGATTGTTGCGCACCAGATCCCGCATACGGTCGCGAAGCTTGCGACCGGCGCGCGCGATCTCGGTATCTGCCGAAGTCGATTTCGCGCGACGGCCTGATTTCAGGCGATTTGTTTCCGCACCGGAATAGCTGCGCTGGACAATCTCCATTGCAGCGCGGTGACGAACACGGCGCAAGCCTGCCTCCGGCGACACATAGCCGATGGCCTTATCAAGAATGTTCCCGATGCCCATTAGTCTAACGCCGCCAGAATGGTGCGAGGGCCACGCGATTTACGGGCCCGAAGATCCGCAAGCGCCTCCCGCATATCTTTCAAAGAATGATATTCCACCTCACGGCGGGTGCCGCCTGAGTGGAATATGACTTTCTTCGCGCCGGTCAGAATGGCTTCCTCTAGCGCTGCGATCTGATCGTCTATTGACGCCATGACTATAACCACTCCGAAGGTGCGATCTGTGGAAGGGATGAAACAGGTTTGATTTCCGGTGGCGTCGACAACTCGCCCTCACGGTGCGCCCAGTTCGCATTCACCATCTGGCGAGCGGCGAAGGCATAAACCGTGCAGTCGAGAGCTTCGTGTCGTCGCCCCGGCACCGGAACGAATTGCCGGACCGTTTGTCCGCGCGAATATTTGACTACCAGTTGCTCGCCCACGAGCTGCTCAAACCAGACATCAGGCAGAGATTTCGAAAAACGCATGGAACTCGCACGCGCCAGCCGACCGAAAATGTGGCTCTTGATGCCATCGACACCGACGATGAACAGCTTGCCGCCCTTCACTGTCGATTTGGATTTCTCAATCCAGGGCCGGTTGCCGCCCACGCCCTTGATCGCAAACACGCGCCTGCGGAACCGTGGAAAAGCATAACGATAGACAGTTTCCATCGTTTCGCCGTCCGAGCTATCGATGCAGGTAGCATCGACCTTGATCTTGCCGCCGAGCGGATGATCCCATTGCGTGCCGAGCGCGACATCCAATTCCGACCAGGTCGTGTGATCGTCATATCGACCCCAAATCACTTCATGTCCGAGGGCGTAAGGAATCCCCTCTTTGTCCCAACCTATGAAGGTGATTTCCAATCGATCATCCTGCACGTCAACGCCTGCGGTGATGATGAGAACCTGCACAGGAATGCCGGTCGTGGCCGTCGCATCGTCATCGTCTGGAGTTTCCGCAACCAGGCTGAAATCTTCGGCTCGGCTTGCAAGTTCGATATCATCCAGCTCGTCGGTGTTTTCCTTCCAGCCTTGCGCCAGGATCGTGTTGATGAACGTTTGAAGCTTCGACGGATCATTCTTCGCGCCGACAAACTCTTTCGCCAATCGCCCCCAAGATGCATTCGGCAGCAAGGATATCAGGGCGTTCATCCGAAACCCTGCATGGTCCTTGACTTCCGGCTTCAATGCCCGCCAGCGACCATTCGCAACCATGCCGGGCTTGTGGCGCTCATCGATAACCGAGCCGCACTCACGGCAAACATAATAGGCCTTCTCCGGCTCACCTTCCGGCCATTGAATGTCGGACCACTGGATCTCGTGGAAGTGGCCGCACTCAGGGCAAGGCACCTCATAAATTCGCTTGTCAGACTGTTCGTAGGATTGCAGCACATGGCTTGTTTCCTCATAAACCGGCGTCGACCCCATAACGATCTTGCGATCCGCAAACGACAGGGTGCGGCGCTCGGCGAGCAGGATCGGCGACCCTTCCTTGGTCGCCGACATGCCGTCCGCTTCGTCGATAAACAGGATGCGCACATTATGGCGGCGCAGGTTGCGCGGTGCTTTCGCAGCAATGACTTTCAGAAAGCCGCCTGGAAAGCGCCGGGAAAGCAGGGTGTTTCTGCCGCCCTCATCCACATCGCCGGTCAACAATCCATTGAGCGCGGGCGAGGCATCAAAGATCGGCTCGACATCCGAAACCATATAGTCGCGGCAGTCGGCCTCAGTCGGCAGGAGCGAAAGGATCGGCGACGGATCGTTCGAACAGAAACTGGCCATCGCGCTTGTCAGAAGCGTCGTGAAGCCGACGCGCACCGGCTTCACCAGTGTGACACGCTCAATCGCGCTGTCGCCGATAGCGTCCGCAATCTCGCGCTGCGGTGGCCAGAGCCTGACCCGACCAGTGAGGGACGATACACCCTCTGGGAGATAAACTGTCTGCTCAATCCAATCCGAGAGCTTCAGTTTCGGTGGCGGCGTCAGCGCTTCCCACACCGCCCGCCGCAAGATCGCCAGAGCCGCTGCCATACTCCCAACCCTGTGCAAGAACACAATTTGTAAAGACCTGCATAAACGCCACGCGCCCTTTGCAGGCTAAGAACTCACGTGCCAAGCGGTCCCACGACGCATTCGGTAAAGTTGAAATAAGTTGATTTGCTCGAAAACCGGCATGATTCTTGATCTCTGGTCGTAGCGCCCGCCACCGGCCACCAGCAATCATCTCGATTTTGAAGCGCTCATTGATAGCATTCCCGCATTCGGGGCAGACGTAATGTGCCTTTTCCGGTTCACCTTCCGGCCACTGTATGTCACTCCACCCGATTTCATGAAAGTGACCACATTCAGGGCATGGAACCTCATAGATTCGTCTATCCGACAATTCGTACGAGCGCAGAACATTACTTGTTTTCGAAAACGTGGGTGTGCCGCTAATAACGATCTTGCGATTTTTGAAACTCAGAGTGCGCTTTTCTGCCAGTTCGATAGGGCATCCTTCGGCATTATTTGCGATCCCGTCAGCTTCATCAACGAAAAGAAATCGAACGGCATCACGTCCTACACGCGAAATCCTACTGCTATCGATAATATCAAGGTGGTTTTGTAGGTGGGAAAGCCTATAGCGACGGCCATTTGAGAAGCGTCCGGCCTCACCTCTCCAATGCACTGCTACCTGCATATTCTCATCAAGAAGACTTCTGAGTTCAAAGTCTACGAACTCGGAAACATCACAAGTGGGCAAGAGTATGAGAGCTGATACAGGACTGATGCTCCCCTGCACCAGGAGCGAACTTGTAAGCAGGGTGGTCAGTCCGAACCGGACAGGTTTGACGATTGTAACGCGCTCGATGGCATCATCACCTATCGCGTTTGCAACTTGCCTCAATGGCGGATGCATACGGATGGGACCCGGCGACGGGTACCACGACGGTAGATGGATTACCTTTTCAATCTGATCGGACAGGGATGTCATTTTCAGCTTTCTCCATCGCCGATTGATCGGCACTCTCCACGACACTTTCCTTCTCACCAAGCTCTGTAAGTGCCGTGCGAATTTCCTCGTCGATCAGGTCGACATCGAAAGTGGTTAGGTGAGGCAGCATCTGGCGGCATCTGGATGGAACCGCCATCATCACGTTTCGGACCCGTCGGGCTATCGAAACCCATTCGTTGCGAACTTCGGCAATCGGGACCAGTTCCTTGCGCATTGCAGCATTGCGCAATGCTGCCTGGTCGGCCTGCTCTCGCGCCAGTCTGGCGCGTTCTGTTGCGAGCGTATCGACATTGTCACCGCCTCGCCCCGCCGCGATCCCGCGCAGGTGCTCGCAATAAAGCTGGACGGACTTGCGCAGATCGAAGCGATTCCGACCTGTCTTCACGATGATTCCACGCTCGACGTAATCGGATATTGCCCGCTTCGAAACGCCCAGGATCTCTGCGAGATCCGCCGCGGTTATCTCAGCATCATTTTCAGGCTGCTGGTCATCCTCAACCGGCTCTTGCTCCGGCAAAAGCGGCTGCGCAGCCTGATCGACATGTTTCTTGTGCGATTTGGCAGCAAAGCTGGGGCTGACATTGAACTTTTCCGCTGCCTGCCGAACGGTATGGCCTTCCTCAATGAAGGCTATTACCTGCTGGCGCAGCTCGTCTGAATACCCTTTGGCCATGTGATTCCGATTCCATTCAAAGGGCGGTGGAATCCCCCTGTAAAAATTCGCAGAGACCGAAATCCCGCAGTCGAGCGCACCCGCTCCGGCGATAGACCCGGAAAAGGACCCAATGGAGGGGGATGGGGTCAGGATCGGTCGGTCGGGTGCGCCCGCTCCTCAATCCGCTGCCGGTCCAGGCGTTCACCCGAACGATCTCCTAAGGCACTAGTTTTTTGAGAGCAGCGTCGACACGCTGTTGCAGCAATGGTGCTGCCGTTCTCTCAAATGCCGATCTGGTTGCGCCCTTGGTCATTTCCATCGGGATGAAAACGCCGGACCGGGTATAGGTGATCTTGGTTCCAGACTTGTTCAGCCTATGGAAAGCATGGCCGTAAAACTTTGGAACATTGACGCGACCGGGAAAGCGTCCGCCCTTGAGAAACGATCCAGCGAACAACTTCCGCTGCCCGAATGGCTTTGCGGAAACGCCTGCACGCATCTCGCGAGGCGAAAGGTATTTCAGACGAATATCGCCGCCTCGCGTCACCATTTCATAGGAAAGCTTGCCAGGTCGTGCAACGCCGGGATCCCCGACTGCCTTGACGATTGTCTTGCGCGCCAACCCCGTTTGCTTGGTCAGGTTTCGAATAACCTGTGTTTTTGCCCGGTTGCCGACCTGATTGACGATGCGAGGAAGAACTTTCGGAAAGCGCGAATTGAGAACCGCAATCCTCGATCCGAACAACGACAGGTGCTTGTCAGCCCACTTGGCCGTAATTGTTGCCATGGTAGGAAACCTCGATCACTTGCAGGCGCTGCTGCTGAAATAGTCATCCATCATGCAGGAATGCTTTGCGCATCCACTCAACGCGAAGATAACCAGCAACAGGGCAACCAGGACAAACAGTCGATTGTCGATGGTTCTGATCATTTCCCAACCTTTCAACAAAACCGTTTATCCTAAGGACGAACGAAAAGAGCGCCTTGCGGCGCTCATCATTCGGTAAAATCTGGACATAGCTTACGCACTGGCCCTGAATCGATTGCTGCCATTCTGGCAGTCAGGGCGGGGTCCGAGCGCGACCACCTCAGGAACTAGTCCCCACGTTTTACCGTGTATCGAGGTTCACTATTCATACCGGATCATCCCGTGAGCAGATTACGCTCACAAAGGTTCGAGAATTGCAATAGGCACAGTCATTGCCACTGGCCTGCCCATAATCGAAACCTCAATCACAACGAGACCGTTGCCCTTTGTTCCACCCGAAACCAGTTCTGCACGGCAACCGGCAAAAGGACCATCGGCAACACGTGCCCATTTCACCCCGATAAATTTCCGGTGAAAATGCTCGTAATCATATTTACCATCTTCGGCTTTCGCTTTGAAAAGATATACCTTTTCGGCACTGACCAGAAATGGCGCTTCATATCCACCAAGGATCGAAACGACGTGATCGAAACTCAACAGACCGGCAAGGCATTCGTTCAAAACTGCACAGCGTACCAGCACGTAACCATTCATGACGGGCTGCTGTTTCGCCGGAATGACTCGATGCTGCCGGCGAACAGTCGGCCCCATTTTCATGGGGACAAGCACTTCAATATTTTCCCTATCGAGAGCATCACGCACCGAAATCTCGCGCCCTGACTTCACCTGAAGGACCAACCACGGAGAATCATCACTCACGCGATTCGCTGCCGCCTCTCTCATTCGAGATACCCTGTGACGCTCGGCAAGCACCTTGTCGATAGCACAAGCCTGCTCGAATGTTGGCTGTCTGTTGATAGCATCTGCAATCTGCTTTGCGTCAATTGCCATCATTTTCACCCAATCCCCTCAGTGCGATCTCAAAACCGTTCAAACCATCAGGCCCACCAGCCGGGAAGTACGCCCACTCGACATTGCCGGGATCGGGAAACCATGGCCAACCTTGCTGACTGTGGAAATCGGCCCATGCTTTCCACTCATCGCCGCCAACACGAACCTGTACGAGCAAATCCTTGATCGCCTGCAGGCGAGCAGGAACAAGCGCACCACGCCCACCGGCTGCACGCTCGAAAAGTTCGTTGACTGCCGGAAACCCTTGCTTGGCTTGCTTGTCGAGCAACAGATATTCCTCGGAATAGCGCCCGCTCTCCACCAAACCGCGTTCGATCTGGGTAAGGCCAACAACACGAGTGGGGCCGTTCAGCAAAAGCTCATAGACCCTCGCGCCCCACATCTTGCCCAACGGCGCTGCCTGTGCAGATCCGGTCCGCTCGACCACCGTCTTGGCTGGCAGCTTTTCCCAGCGCCGTTCGCGAAGGTAGACCGCATAGGAGCATACCAGCTTCCTGCCCGTCGCCTTTGCAGCTTCGACGTAGCGTGCAGCCTCGTCGACTGCCGCTTGACGTTCTTCTGGCGTCAGAGACAACCAGACGCGAAAAGCCTCAGGCTCGCTATCGGATATCGCTGTAGGCCAACCATGGAAACCACGCTTGAACGAACGCTCGACAGATTTCCGGCTTTCCCTTCCATCGTCATCGCTCTCGCGCGCTCTCTCACCTAATGGTTTATCTAATGGTTCTATTACGGTTTGGGTGACACCGTGACACCCGTCGGCGTCGTCAATGTCACCCGTCGGTGCTTCCGTTGTCACGGGTGACACCATGACACCCGTCGGCAGCAGGTTTTCCCCCTGTAACTTGTCCAATGCCCGCATATCAAAATCGTACCGCGTGGCCTGCCCCGGTCGCCCGCCGCCCTCAGCCACGACAATCAGCAACCCCTCATCGACGAAATCGCGCAACAGGCGCTGCACGGTTCGCTCGGATAGCTCAGTTTCAAGCGCAAGCCGTCCAACTGTAGGCCAGATCCCGCGCCCGTCATCGTCAGCGAAATCCGCCAGACGGATCGCGAGCATCTTGCGGCTGGGAGACCCTAATTGCGCCTTGAACAGGCGTGACATGACAGCAATGCTCATTGTGCTGCCTCCAGATACTCAGCGGCAGGCAAACGCCACCACTGGTCAGCCATAGCGGCTGCAATTCCCGTAAAAAACCGGCTGCGCTCGCGCCAACGGTCTGGACCTGGCGGCATACGGTGCACGCGCGCTTCCCTGCCCTCGACAATGTCGGTCGCCGTCAGCGGCGGAAGGTTGCGCAGCCAGAAGCAGGTACGCTTGACCTCGCCATGGCCAAATTGCCAAGGCTGGACGCTCTGGGCGGGCGGCGCATAGTTTGTGATGCGCGCCTTGGCATGCTTGTGCATGACAGGATTTTCAACGCAAACGCGGTGAATGGGTGCATTCCAGAACGTCGAAAACAGTTCAGCCGCTTCATCCAGCTCGCGCCAAATCTGTTCGACCGTCTTGCCGCGCGGAGGCACCGTCAGCCAGCGAACGCCGGAGTTGCAAAGCCGTGTGCATGGCGGGTGCGCGACAATCAACAGATCCCAGCCATCGTGCAGCAGATCCCGCGCATCGCCGACAATATGACGGTTTGTCCAGTCCTCAGCAGGGAGAAGATCGCACGACCATGCATCATGTCCCGCGTCGAGGAATGCATTTCGCACCGTGCCGGAAAACTCACACGCCACAAGAACGCGCAGAGGCTTTACCGTGTCGTAATGTATCGTCATTGCCCCACCCTCAGCCACGCCTCAAAATCGGCGCGCAAATCGCACCACCGATCCGCAGCGGCAGCATCGCTATTCAGTTCTTTTCTTGATTTGACCCGCAGCACGGCACGTAAGGCATCTGCGGCAGTATCAGTCGTCAAAGGCCCCTCAGCGCCGTGCCGTTCTTCGAGATAGATCCGGAAGGAGGCCTGATCGCATTTCATGGCAGCTTCCGCCGCGAAGTCCTTCGAAACACGCCGCTTTTGCTGAACCGGCGCGGCTTTACGTGATGCCGCAATTGCGCGATCGACAAGCCCCAGCAAAAACCCGACCATATCCGGCGCGCTGACCAGAAAATCGATTTCATCCGGCGTTGCACCGGGATGAAAATTCGCAATTTCGATCAACTCGCCATTACAAGTTTTAGCTTCGACAAACGTCCTGTTGTCGACACAGCAAAGCTGCCAGTGTGCGCCGTCGAGCGCTTTAAACCGGTCCCTGATTTTATGCAGATGTTCGGCATCGGAGGTCATATCGCCTCCAGCCATTCGATAATGTCGATGCCGCAGTTAAGCGCCAGCTGTCGTTCCGCATTCGCCCCCTTGGACGCCCGCCAACCTGGCAGCAACACTATCGTATCGGCCTCCAGACAGATGAAGTTGCAATACGACGCGAACGCCTGCCGGATCGGGAAAAGCTCCGGTGGCCCCTTATGGGGATATTCGGCAGGGTTATAGACGCGATGCCCCGCCAGGCGGAGGGCAGCGGCAGCCCTACGAAAAGCTGGATAGTTGAACTCTGGCAATCCCGTCATCGGCCCGGAAAGGTAAATAATGCGCGGGCTTCCCAATGTCGCGATAAAGCAATTGGAGCACATTATGCGGCCTCCACGGCGGCGGCAGGCGCTTCATAGCCCCATACATCCCAGCCGGGACGCTTGCGGCGCGCATTCAGTTCCAGTTTTGGGAGATCTGGATAAAATTTCTCGATCTGCTCGGCGAAATATTCCGGCTTGGCGGAATGCTCGCCCTTCTTTTCGACATAGATCGTTGGCGGCAGCATCTCCGGCAACGGACAGGCCACCTCGCCGCGCCTGCCGATGAGCAGCAGCTCATGCCGGTCCCTGCCCCAATAGCCGGTGCCGATATCGACCTTGTCCCAAACCCAGTGATGCACATAGGTGAAGCCGCAAGCCTCCATGACCCGCAGCGAATCCGGCAGCATCGGGTTTGTCGCCCACAGAAACAGCACAGCCGGATGACTGCCGCCGATCAGCTCGACCATCTGGGCGACAATTTCGTCGGTGGTCATCGTCGGATAGTGATTCTCGGCACTTTTTTCGCGCCCGGTCACTTCCGAATGAACCTGAAATTTCCAAGCCGGATCGGCATAATAGACCGGATAGAGCCGATCCAGCTTTGCCGGCGCCATGGCCTTGCCGCGTTCGGCAGTCAGCGCCATTTCGGTCAGCCTGACAGCATGGCGCACTTTCTGTTGCTGTGCGCGAATACTTTTGTTCTCGACCTTGATGCGTTTTTCTTCCGCAAGCGCGCCCTCGACCCACGCAATTTGGGCAACGTGCGACGGCAGAGCCTTGAGGCGATCCAGCGTCACACCATTATCGAACCGAGTGCCGCGCAGCTTGTCGAGAGCCGCCTTGCAGATCTTTTCGCCACGATCAGCATCCCGCCTGACCGCCCGCTCGGATTTCCCCGATAATTCCGCCGTTGCTGCAACAAAGCTTTTACGCTCTTGCCGGTCGATCAAGTGGCCAACCTGGCCACTTGATTTCCTGTCGCCGCCATGCGCGGTTTCAGGATATTTCTGCAAATACAGTTCCTTGCGCCGGAAAACGAACATGGCGCGATCAGCTGGAGTCAGCTCTGCACGGGCAAGGTTTTCGTCAATTTCCCACAGCTCGGCATCGAGCGCGCTTTCCCTTCGCACAAATGCCGGGATTTCCTCCCAACCAAGCGCCAGCGCAGCGGCCAGCCGGTGGGCGCCGGCCGACAGGATATAGCGTGGCACATCCTTCCGTCTGCTATCATTCACCCGAACCGTGATCGGCGTCCGCAAACCCAGATCAGCAAAGGATGGCTTCAACGCCTCGACTTTCGCCGGATCCACATCGCGCAGGCGCTTGCCGGTGTCGATATCGGATATCCGGATCATTTCAGATACTAGCGCGTCCATGTCACCGCCCCGCAAGAAACAGAAAGAAGATGAGAAAAGCCGCGACTGGTGACTCAGCAACCAACGCGGCACAAACAATCAGCGCGACCTCGCGCGGCTGGAAACGGGCGGTCATGGGCCGATCCGCCGAAGCGGCTCCCTGCCATGCAGCCTGCGAAAATCGTCGCGCAGTTCGACCAGCTTTTCCCAGCGCATGACCTGCCAGCGGCCATCGAGCCGCCTCACGGCAAAGCGATTTCCCTTGCGCCGCACCTCGACGCCGAACCCCTGCAACTCATATTGCGTGGCATCAAAACCGGACATGACGCCGGATTCAAAGCGACGAGGCCCGCCATGCGATTCCATCCATTGATCGACAAGCGAGGAAACAGCGGTCATTTTCCTGCCTCCAGACGCTTCAACACACCCTCAAGCGCCCGGATCGCCTCGCGCACTTCCTTGGTGATCCCCCGCTTCTCACCGGCGTCAATGCGCCCATCCTCCAGGGCCGTAACAATGGATTTGGAAACGTCCATCGCTTCGGACATGACGCGGTGCGCATCCATTTCGGTAAGTGTGGCATTGTCAGACGACCTGCCTGCCGACGACGATGCCGGAATCAATTCGTATCCGAGCAGCCCGGCTGCGGCCTTTATGATCGTCGGCGTTTGCGCGCGCCGGTCGACCTCGACCGCGACATCTATGGGCATGAAGCTGTCGCCATGTTCCTCGCCGAACGATGCGTACTTGGAAAGTGTCGACACGCCGACACGGGTAAAGGGCACGATGCAGGAAATGCCACCCGACAGCATGTATGCGCCATCGGTGGCAGACTTGAGAGAACGCTGTTCTTGGTCGGAAATTGTGCGCACGGAAACTCCCCTGAAAATTTCAAGGAAAAAAGTTTGTCAAAGGATTCGGTGAAGTTGGTCAGAACCGCCCGTAAGGTCGGGCTTCAACGGCTATGGAGGCAGCAATGCAGGGGTCGAAACAGAGCGGCAAGCGCGCCAGCGCCGGAAGAACCGACGCGCTTGCCAACCACCATGGCGCATGGCCTCATGCGAGTGCGAAAACACAGGAGAATCACAGCCATGGTGGAAGAGAAATATCTGAACGAGATCGACCCGGAATATCTTTTGGGCAAGATCGACATGCTGCAAGAGATTGTTGCGGAACTGATCTACCAGATGCCCGAACGGGCGATGAAAATCATCGAAGTTCACGCGAAGAGCCATGCCAAGGACCTCGAAGCCGAAGCCAGCGAGACAGGAAACCTTGGCCGCAAAAAATATGCTGCTGGGGCGAAAGAGGCCGAGGAAAGCATTACGACGAACATCGACTGGATCATAGACGAGATTCAGGATGGAGGCCGTATAAGAACAGTCCAGCCAGCCCCTATTGCGAAGGCAAACTGGATCGACCAAAAGCGGAAATTCTAGCTTTTGCGAATCGTTTGAACGACTCCGTGATCCCGATATCAGCAATGATGGACGAGAGCGTTTCGCCCCTAGCGAGACGCCGCTCCAGCGCCTGCTCGAAGCCTGCAATCTGGCGCACCCGGCTCTTGTACTGGTCAAACCCCAATCCAGTCGAAACAAGTGATCGGCGCATCTTGCCACCGACAACGCGTAGGCTTCGGTTTGGGTTCTGTGAGAAGTCGCGAGCCATGATTGTCCTTTCGGAGGCAAAGTGCGGATCATCGCGCAGCCTCGATAATGTCAGAGGAAGCCGGGGCGCATCCGGCGTCATCCTTACGGCGCGCCCCGGCTGTTGCGTCCGACGGGAGGTGATCGGACGATTGGAAACTGGTTGCAGGAGCGGGATTCGAACCCGCGACCTGTTGGGTATGAACCAACTGAGCTACCGCTGCTCTATCCTGCGATGAAATTGAGGGGAATGAATCATGATCGAGTGGATCGGCACCAATCTTATTGGCCTTATAACCGCGGTCGCATCCATAATTGCGGCGATTACCAGCCTGCAATTGCGACGAGATCAACGCGCGGCCACCCATGAAAGGATGATACCCAACATTTATGCTCGCCGGCGCGGGAAATTTGGTGAATGGGCCTGGGTGACCGTAGAAGTGCACACCAAAGAACATGGCGTCGTCATCCATTCGGTCAAAATGAACAATGGCGCCAGCGTTCTGCCTTTTCCCTTTCACGAGATAGCAACATACGGCATCAAAGCCATTCACACCAAGACGGACTTTAGCCAGGCCGGTAAGGAATTCGGCCCCCTGCGGCCGATCTATCCCGGCAAAACCGAACAGATCTCTTTCTGGTATCATTTGTCCGCTCCTCGCAAATTTTCGATGTTTGCGATCCGGCGCTCCAAACGGTCGAATTCGCCATCCATGCGGGTGACATTCTCCGCAATGGACGCATCGAGCCGACGCACATCAGCGTTGGTATCGATTGACCAAATCGCTTGAGCGAAAAGCCCGATTGCAAGCCATAAGGTTGGAGACAAAAAATATGAAAAAAGTCCGTTCATTCTGCAGCCCTCATCGTCTCGTCCTGCAACAAAGAGGCTGGAGCGTCCGAGGGCGGCAGGGACGCCCCAGCATCACCCGCAGAGGAACTGACGGGCGACTCAATTTTATCTTGAAGAACAAGGGCGGCGATCCGGTCGGACGAGAAAAAGTCATCACGTCTAAGGTCAATGCCGTTTGCCATACAATACTCAAGGATGCGCTGTTGATCGCGAAGTGGAACAATTCCTCCGCATCCTTCCCGCTTCTCCAGCGAATACATCCAGCGATAAACTCGTGACGGGTGCTTACGAATAATATTCGCCACCACCCTCGCTCCACCGAGGTATTCAACTATCGTTTTTGCCGGTTCCATATCCATGGAACGATATTTGCGATCTTCGCAATTTTTAGTCAAGGGGGTATTTGCGAACTTCGCGATAGCTTAGATCGCGATAATCGCAAAAATAGCATTATGGACATAAAGGATCAGATCAGGCTGTGGATAAAAGCAGAACTCGCCGCACGTGGCCACGGCGCGAAGGGGCAGCTCGCAGATTACCTAGGCGTTCGTCCCGATATCGTGACCCGAATGCTCAACACAGATCCAGACAAAGAGACCCGCGTTATTCGAGCTGAAGAGCTTGTAAAAATAAGTGAATTTTTCGGATCGCCACCCCCAGGGATTGCAGGCATTTCCCCCCCTATCGACGCTGATTTTGCTCGCCTTTACAATTCTGTCGACGAGACAACGAGAGGGAAGCTGAAGGATTTTCTTCAATTCCTATCTTCTCAAAAATAAACAATAACGCCCATTTCTCCTCAGCGTTAAATTTATTCCAATAATCTTGAACATCGACATCTATGTCTCCCACAGCTTCACCCCCTGTGGCCTCACAAGATGCGTCATGAATTGGAACAAAACAAGAATAAATTCACATCCACTTGCGATTTTACGAATCGGAGTGTCGGCCGTGGTCGATATCTATGCCGCACTAAATACCGTTATTTGCGATAATCGCAATTTTAACGCTTGACTTAAATTTGCGATTATCGCAATTATTCAAAGCCCCGACGGAAAGCTGACCGCGCCGGATCGGGTTTTGAGTAGAAGGCGCGGTCGGCTCTCCAGATAGAAGTGGAGAGAACGAATGTCAGCGCGTCAGCCAGTGCCAGAGGATATAAATAACAGCCAGGCCCACCGCAAAATTTGCGAGCCTCGCCATGCAACCAGCCTGCGCACTCCCCGGCTCTTGGCTGGCGGCCTCGCCATTTCCCCATGTGGCCATAGATCGGCGCGCCGAACGTGGCGCACGGGATTCGCTTGTTCTGCCAGTATTCGATCTGGCGCCGGCAACATCACGCTCATCAAGCAGCCCCATATCCAGCAGCGCCAGGATCACGAACCGATACACTTCGGATTTGTTCCCATCTCCTTGATACTCTCTTCCATCAGGCGCGCGATATATTCCAAACCATCGAAACTGCACAAAACTATTTGCAGATGCACGCCGAAGCGATTTTCGGAGCCGTTCATCGGCAACAATACGCGCACCTATATCGCGAAACCTTTCATCGTAGGGATCGCTTATGCCTCCGGGCTTCGCCCTGTTATGAGCACTTCGATAAACACGGAACGCGTACCACGCAGCCAGGTCCTGCAGACTGCGACGCCCTGTCATTTCGAAGAAGATTGTGCGGTAGATCACGCTTTTGGAGTCGTATTGGCCAACTTCGATACGCAATCTGCGTGCCAGATCGAAATCCTTAATCTCAGCGATATCGCGCCTCTCAAAATAATTGCTGATCAGACTCGACGCATCGCCCTTGGTGAGGCCTTGAGGAATTGGAATACCGCGGTCAATCATCAGTTGGATTTGAGGCTCGGTGGCTGGCGCATCCGGCACGACCTCTATATCGAGCGGCTCCAAGCCATCTTTCAGCAAGCTCTCTTTCAGGCAATCAACATCAAAAGCATGTTGCCGCCTTTTATTCTTGCGCCCCGTCTGCGGGCTGACCACCCGAAACTCGAATATCGGCATTTCACCCCCACCTATGGCACCCCTTGCCATGATGGCATTCTATTCGGAGGAAAATGAATGTCGAATGTCATTTTCAAAGCAACACTGACAGGTGAAGATAACTTCACTGTCATTCAACGTGCAGACGCCGCGCTGCGCGCGAGCGGTTTTTCCATCGGGCGCATGCAGGCACATTCGCCACGTGGCATCCTGTTTGGCGATTTCGATATCCAGAAATGGAGAAACCTTGATCTTGCAGACCGCGAGGCCCTGCATGGCCATGTAACGCACATCGCCTATTTTGGAACCGAGCAGCAACTTTACGGCTATGGTGCTGAGATTGTGCTTTATAACCGAGCACCGGTCGAGGCCGCGCAGGCGCTGGCAACACGCCTGGAATGCACCGAGAGCGTGTCGATCGATATCCCAGCCCCAAAGACATGGGACATGCTTAGCAACACCAATATGCTCGGCCAGCGCGTGAAATGGCGCGGCACGACAGGATCGCGAAGTGAAGGGCTGATCTCGATATCGTTCGTCAGCGCCACCGGCGAAATCAAGCGCCTGCTGATTGACCTTGAACAGGCAGCGTTACTGCGTGCCTCAATCGAAGATTTTTTGCCAGCGTCGATCAACACCGCAGCCGCCGAGGTGTCAGCATGAGCACCCGAACGACTGCAAGAGGCCGCTCAGCTAAAAACGAGACGGTAAAGCCCGAAGCAAAACAGGCCGATGCCAACAAGGCTGAGTGTTGTTCCGACAAGTGTGAATCTGTGCGGGTTGTCAGTGATGGTGCCGTGCGGCCTACCAAAATCATCTTTGAGAACAGATTGCTGTATCTGACGGTTCCGCATCTGTCCTACGCCATACAAGATCAGGCCGAGCGCGATGAGAAACGCATTCTTATCGCTCGCCACGATGGACGGAACTGCCATAGCGACACCAGACAGAACGAGCGCAATGGCCCATTGCGCGTTATCGCGCAGATCCTTGGTTTCCATAAGGACCACCCCCACTTCGCGGAAATAAAATTTCGCTTTCATTTGCAGCAGGATGGATCGTTTTGGCAAGAGGCGATCCTGCCACCTGGATGGGTAGTGGTGGAAGATTCCACGCCGTCATACTCGCGGGGAGGATGACATGGCGGAGCATTTCAACATCAGCCCACACATGACGGCAGCGGATTTCGATTGCCAGGTCCGTAATACCTATCTCGGACAGGCGCACATCGCCGGAACAGGGCCGGAGGGCACCACATGCCGTCAATGCCGACATTGGGGAAAGACGAAGTTTGTCAAGGACGAACACGGCAATTATGTCGAAAAGTTCGCCCCCCCCAAGCGGAATGGCAAAAAGCACAAGCAGTTTCCAGGCGAGCCAAAAGACGCCTACTGCCTCAAACCAATCCTCAACAAAGCAAAGAGACTCATTCCGCATTGCGCGTTGTCGTGCCGATTTTTCGAGGCGAGCGAGAACCCGATGCCCATTCTCACCGGTAAGGATACGTAACCATGCAGGACAACCACGAGTTTAAAACAGAGGCAGGCGGCTTTCACCTGCCGACAGCACGCCAGACAGAGGATAACGACCTGAATTTCATGATCGCTCTATCCACCATGATTGCCTGTGTTGCCTGCGCAGCCATTTTGGCATCGCGAATTTTCGGCTGATCGACCGAATTTTATGGCCCGTTGGTCGGATCAGGGAGAACGGCAGGCCATAGCGGACGAAACCCGCGATGCCGTTCTCGATACGATCTTCAACCAGTGGCGCGAGATCCGCACTTCCGGCGTGTCCGCCGAGGACGCCCTGGACGGCTTGACCGAGGGCCTTCTGGCAGCGGTCGCATCACTCATCACCACAGTTACCGTGCCGGAAAGGCGCGAGACAATGCCGCGATTAGCGGCAAACCGATTGATTCATCAATTCAAAATCATCCGCGAGAGGGGCTTGGATCCGCATGACTAAGATTATTGCATACAAAGGCTTTGACGCCGAGCTGCGATGCAGAGGATATCAGTTCGAGTTAAATAAGAGATTCCAGCATCAAGGCACTGTTGTCGCTTGTGAAAGTGTTTTTCACGCCTGCGAATATCCTCTTGATGTGCTGAGCTATTATCCACCTGCGATCAGCCGGTATGGAGAGGTTGAGCTTTCTGGCGATACCAGCAAGGAAGGCAAAGACACCAAAATTGCTGCAGCAGAAATCACCATCAAGGCCGAGCTGAAAATTCCAGAATTGATCGCCGCCGCAGTGCGCTACATCGTCGAGCGTGCCAAGCGTATTGATGGTGATCACGCATCTGGGGAACGTGAACTGATAGAAGTTCACGGCGACCGAGCGATTGCGACAGTATCAGGACATTGGAGCGCTGCCACCGCAACAGGACACCAGAGCGCTGCCACCGCAGCGGGATGGTGGAGCGCTGCCACCGCAACAGGAGACTGGAGTGCTGCCACCGCAACAGGAGACTGGAGCGCTGCCACCGCAACGGGACACTGGAGCGCTGCCACCGCAGCGGGAGACCGGAGCGCTGCCACCGCAACGGGTTGGCGGAGCACTGCCACCGCATCGGGAGACCGGAGCGCTGCCACCGCATCAGGAGAATGGAGCGCTGCCACCGCATCGGGAGACCAGAGCGCTGCCACCGCATCGGGATACCAGAGCGCTGCCACCGCATCGGGACGCCAGAGCGCTGCCACCGCAACAGGAGACTGGAGCGCTGCCACCGCATCGGGATACCAGAGCGCTGCCACCGCAACAGGAGACTGGAGCGCTGCCACCGCAGCGGGAGACCGGAGCGCTGCCACCGCAACAGGAGACTGGAGCGCTGCCACCGCAACAGGTTACCAGGGCAAAGTACGGGGCAAGGAAGGCAACGCGCTCTTTCTCGTCGAGCGAAACGAAGAAATGGAAATCGTTGCGGTTTGGGCAGGCATCGCCGGACAGAATGATATTAAGCCGGATACGTTTTACACCCTCCAGAACGGCCAGCCAGTCGAGACAGAGTAATGGCCCGCTCTCGCAAGAAACCTCCAATGACTGCCGAGCGCGTGGAAAATGCGCTCGACATCCTCGCGCGGATCATGGCCGGGGCACCGAAGGGCGAAGCTGTCTTGATGGTCCCGCTGTGGAAGCGTCTGGAATCCGAGCTGGAGAAATTGCGAGACGCTGAGGACGTAGTAGCCAAGGCAATCAATCGCTTACAGGCTCGAACGCAAGTTTCATCTTAACAGGGTTTTCCAATAACCGCCCCACCCTACCGGAAGAAGCCGTGAACAATGCGAGGACGCGAGCATGACCAAAGAAATTCTAGCGTATTGTGAAGGATGTGCATCACCTATTTACGATGGAGATGCTTATAACGGTGGCTCCGATGCCAGCTTATGCATTGAGTGTGCACCTGACTATTCAGACCTTCTAGCTAATCCGGCCTTGTTCTTGGACCAGGATGAGGAACCATTAACCGCCGCAGCGGCGCAGGAGATCGTTGACGCACATCTGGCGAAAGGCGGAAACCTATCCGACAAGGTGGTGAAATGACAGCCACCACCCTACCAGAAGAAGCCGTGAAGGCGGCCCAGGACGCATTTCACGAAGCTTGGAACAATAACGCAGGGTTGGACAATGCTTTGCCAGCCTTTGCCATGTGCGCTGCTCTCAACGCCGTACTCCCATTCCTCCCCGTGCAAGGGGCCGTGAAGATCAAGCCGCTGGATTGGACGGAGGATAGCGCGCCCGGGTACAGGCTATTCTCTGCTCAATCCGACATCGGTCATTTCGCATACGGAACCGATGCAGACGGTAAACCGAAATCTTCAACGCCATCGAATACGCAATGCGCTGCCATCCTGTCGAGGAAGAGCACGAAGGCGAGGACGGAGCTTGGACAGCAGAGATTTACGACGCGACCAGCCTGACACCATTCGTCATGTGCCTGCTGCGAGAATTGAAGGTGATTTCATGACTTCTGACCTCATTACCCGCCTCTCCAAGCTAGACGCGCCTGACAGGGAAGTGGATGCGGCAGTGTTCCGGTATCTTGCGGGAAACCCTACCGATCATTGGTTCTCATTCGGAGAAGGCCACTACACCAATGAAACCGTTCCTCATCTCACCGCCTCTGTAGACGCCGTTTCGCACTCGCTGCGAGGGAGTTGCCGGGATGGCAGGGCCTATACTTGTCGACAGAATGGACGGGCATCAAGCATCCGGGAAACGGCGTCACCCATTCGGCTCAATTGCGGAAAAGCTTGCACGGTTACATTACCGCAAATGGCGAGGGTGCCAATCTTGCTATCTCCCTCTGCATCGCCCTCTTGCGCGCAAAGGAGGTAGAACGTGGCTGACTTCTCCAAATTCGTAGAACAGCGGATCGAAGAGTACCTTCTGGATACATGGCTCTATCGCCACCACGACCGGGAAACAGTCACATATCGAGAAGTGATTGATGGCGTGAGCATTGAAACACTTCAAACCAAGCGGGCCTACCTCAAGGAAAAGGTAGAGCGGATCGAGTACGTGTTACGCGCAAAGGAGGCTGAAAATGGCCGTCCATGATTTTTTTGCCAGCGACGAATTTGCAGACCAGTACGATACAGGCACAGGAAAGCCGGGAATCAATCTTGTCGCACAAGCCATACAGTTCTGGAGCGTCCAAAACTTCAATCCGCAAACCGGAAGTTGCCCGACTGTCAGGGATGACGCGGTAGCATTCCGTATGCCGGATGCGGCCGTCAAAGAAGCGGTGGAAAGCCATTACTGGATGTATGTCGAAGGCCCCGACGATCCAACCAAGCAGATCATCCGCCATGAAGGAGAGTGACGCCATGGCGAATAAGGTACTCTATCCAGGTTGCGCCACGGCAACGCTGAAAGGCGGTGGGGAATGAGCCGTCTGGACCGTTCCGTAATACGGAACGTCATTTCTGGGAATGTTGAATTTACCGACGAGGTAGCGAAAAGGTTTGCGGATATCGGCAGGCTGCATCTATGCCGAAACATACCGACGGGCCGCTGGCACGTCATCATAACAAGCGGCGACCAAATCAAGCTGAGCTGGCTGGCGCATATGTGCCTTTCAATCGCGTCGAAATACGCAATTCATGGCCGCGCCGCGCTGCGGGAAAGGGAGTGAGGATGCAGGCGGTTAGACGATTGTGTGGCTAAACGGTAGTGCGATTTTCTTGAGCTCGCGCTGCCGCCACTCCAGCGATCCGCCCATGCCATATCGGGGGCGCTCTATCGTGTGCCCCATCAACAGCCGCCGCAGTTCATCATCCAGATTGGCCTCTTTCATTCGGTCCTCAAAAGAATGGCGGAATGAATAGATCTTATGCTGAGGCGTCGGGAAGAGGCTATTTTCCTTAAAATATTTGTTTAGCGTAGCAGACAGGTCATTCTCGCGATTTCGGTAACGCGGGAAACCCTCTTTGTGCTTGCGAAACACGGCAAGAGCCACGCCAACCAACGGCACAATGCGCTCTGATGATGTCGTTTTGATCTCCCGCGGATCATCTGGATCATCGCGCGGCTCGATAGCAATATGCGGCACCTTGTGAGAAAGCCGTATCGATGATGCTGTCAGGTTTGCCAACTCGCTTGGTCGCGCGCCTGTTTCGATTAGTGCCAGCACAATACCCCTCGCTTCATCATTCAATGTCGCGAGATTTCCCGGCTTCATGATCGTCCCTGTCAGCCAGTCACGAGGGAACGGCGGCCTGGAACGCTTTTTCCGGGTGGAGAAGTTGAGGCGCGCGAATGGGTTCGCCCTGCCTTCCTCGCCGATATAGGTGAAATACGCATCGTAAAGTACGCGCATGTTGCCGACGTCACGATTACCCGATGAGGCCGAGTGAGTAGCCTTTCCCTCTTTGGGTGCGATCCTGGACAACCAATGACGATACAGCTTCATCGCATCATCGCGCGTGATATCGGTCATCGCCTTATCGCCCTCGACGAGGGCAATAAAATTGTTCACGGCGCGCAGCTTCACCTTTTTCCATTGCGCCTTTTGAACAGCACTCTTGTTCACCAGTTCATCCGGCACGATCTCGTCGCAATAGATCTCGAACGCTTTGCTGACCGTCACACCAGGAACAGGAATACCACCGGCAACGCCTTGCGCGATCTCTTGCGGCAACCGCTCACTGGCAACACGTTCGAGTCGGGTGACGATCTCATCAAGCGAAGCTTGTGCACTCATCGTCTGCGCGGATCGGTAGGTCAGCCCCAACGCCTCGACGCGCTTCATAGACGCTTCATATCTGGCGCGGGCCGGATCACGCGGTTCATCTAGCACCATTGATGCCCAGAGAATATTATCCGCCTCTTCCATCAAGTCACGCTTGGCACGAGCCAAGGCCAGATCATCCGTTTTCAGGCTAACGCGAATCGTCGGTGCGCGCTCATCACGATGAGCAAGATTGTCCGGTACCCGGCGACGATAATAGTATTTTCCAGACCTGAGAAAGAGGAACCTGTCGGCTTCTTTTTTGGATGAATTTCGCCCCAT